ACAACATTCAAATGGCGAAAAAGATATCTCTTAATTCTGCTTATGGTGCTATCGGCAATCAGTACTTCCGTTATTATAAATTAGAAAACGCGGAAGCAATTACTTTATCTGGTCAGGTTTCTATTCGTTGGATAGAGAACCGTATGAACTCTTATCTAAACAAAATACTAAAAACGGAGGATGTTGATTATGTTATTGCAAGTGATACTGATAGTATCTATCTCAATCTGGGTGATTTGGTCGATAGGGTATACGAAGGCAGAGAAAAGGATGCTGCGAGCGTTGTGTCGTTCCTTAATAAGGTGTGTGAAGTGGAATTTGAAAAGTATATTGAGAGTTCTTACCAAACGTTGGCCTCGTATGTGAATGCCTATGATCAAAAGATGTTTATGAAACGAGAGAACATCGCTGATCGTGGTATATGGACTGCTAAGAAAAGATATATTCTCAACGTGTGGGATAGTGAGGGTGTCAGATATGAAGAACCAAAACTCAAGATGATGGGTATTGAAGCGGTTAAATCATCCACCCCCGCACCATGTCGTAAAATGATTAAGGATGCGTTGAAGATTATGATGAATGGTTCTGAAGATGATATGATCGATTACATTGATACATGTCGTAAAGAGTTTAAGAAGTTACCTCCAGAAGAGATTGCATTTCCAAGAACTGCATCT